TTCTTTACAGTATAGGGAGAAGATTCACCACTTACTCCTACTGTTGTCAATAAGAAATTATCCCAATCTATATAACCATAATCACTTGTCATGCTAGAACTAGATTCTTTAAGTTCATACCAACGCTGATTAGCTACAGTTTCTACATAGACGTTGCCATACATAGGATCAGTAGCTCCACTTTCAGCAGTAGCTAAGAAAGGCCATTGAGGTTCTTCGTTGACTATATCAAGATAACCTCTGTTAATGGAATCTTTAGCGTGTTGCTGAATACCCACAGCAGATCCAAAGTTAGTAGCAGTTAATTCTACTTCATTCATCTCGCGTAGTAATTCATTTGTTAGATTAAGATATGTAGCCATTACTTTTTATGAACCTTTTGTACGTCAAAGTTAGCAGTAAGACTTGCACCTTTATGAGGTTTAAACTTACCAGTATGCTTCATGAGTTTATAGCCACCTTTAGGTTGCTTCATCCAATGATATCCTTTAGGTGCTGATACTTTCATTAGTTAGGTTTTGCTCTTACCATGCCGCCATCACTATACTTTTGCATTCCATAAGTTGTTCCCGGAGGAGATATTTGACCTATTTTAGATGTTCCCATTCCCATAGGGCCTGACATACCAGCAGAAGCTCCCATAGCTGATTGAGCAGGAGATGAAAAAGATTGACTTGCTGCTTTAGCTACTTTTTTCCCGCCACTTACTACATTTTTAGTTATGTCTGCTGTAGTCTGCGGAGCATTGCTTATAACATCTCCTACTCCAGATACTACATTTCCTACTGCTCCAAAACCTCCTGCAATTCCTTTAGCTATTTTTTTTAACCCTCTTCCACCTCCTCCAGCATAAGTTTTGCGTTTTTTAGAAGGTCTTCCTTTTTTAGAACCATAAGTTCCTTTTCCTTGTGGCATAGTGTTTACTCCTGATCCATCGAAAATGTTTTACTTTTTGCTCTACAAGCTTCCAGCTCAGAGTTGTATTCTTTAATTGTTTTTTTATCCTCAGAAGCTTTACGAAATATTCTATCATAATTAAAGTCGTAAGCCTTCTTATCAAATTTTTTACGAAATCTGCTTTCTTTACTGGCTATTGTACCAGTACTCATAACAAACGGTTTTTCATCTGTTCCAAGTTGAGGCACTTTATCAATCTCCTATATAAAAGGCTTGGGGGCCGTTAAGCCCCCTTACCTGAGTTAAGTTCTAGTCAATACCATAGAAGGCAGAAACTAGTGCTTCACCACGTAGTACCTTGGCTCCATATACATGAAGTCCACGTACAATATCTCCAAAGCTGTCAGGATCACGAATAACTTCTGTACTCGTAATAGTCTGAGCAGTAGCTGTAGAAGACATGTGACCAGCAATACATTTACCAGCAGCATTAGATGTGCTTGCAATGTTGTTAGTCTTGTACATATCAAAACCACGTAGCTTACCAGAGCTTACCAATCCATTACGGATTGAACCTTGACCAGCGTTGTAGTCTACTGACAAGAGCTTAGAAGAACTTTGTACAAGAACTTCATAGAACTCTGGATTAGCTAGGAACCAACGTCCTTCTTCAGGTACGTTCTGCTCGTCTAGCAATCTTGCCATATGAGACAATACATCGATTGGGTCATGTTCGCCTGATGCAAAACCAATGTCCAAGTTACCAGTACCGTCAAAGGTTCCAGCAGCAAGGTCAGTTGCACTATCAGAACCTAGAACATGATTAGGGCTAGAAGCTGATACGCCTGAGAACATAGTTGCAATTACACCTTCGTCAAATGCATCTCGTAGTGAGTATGCAGCAGAAGATGCAGCAGTCTCACGCCAGTTTACGTGTGACATGTTTGATTCAATGTCATCAACGATAAACTTAAATGCGTTAGCTGTATCTACGACCAAAGTAAGTTCTTGGTCAGTTAGCTTGGTAGCCGTTACATCTTGCCCTCTTTCATACTGATAAACAGTAATCGTAGGTTCTTTGATAATCTTTACACTATCACCGAAAGCGGAGATCTCACCAGCATAATCAGTATTAGTGATTGCTTCTGCTACTGAGGCTTTACGGAAGAAGTTAAGTACCTTCTTCGAGTAGACCGCAGGTAGGAAAAATGAGTTAGTTTGACCACTTACAGAGTTGGCAAAGTTTGCATTGGTATCTGTACTCGGTTCAAAGTACTGATCTGATTGATTATAAGCCATATTACTTCTCCATTAAAAAGACAGATTTAATTTTTTACTACTCTGCCTTCAGACATGGCTTGATTAATTTCATCTTCAAATTTATCAAACTGGTCTATAGACATAGCAGCAATTTCCCTTTCAGTCCATATCTTAGGTTGAGCAGAATCAATCTGTGTCGTTTTAGTTGACACAATATCTGCTGCTGATTCCCTAGTTGCAGACTGTTTTCGTGGAGAACGTCTTGTCCTTGTAGCAGGTTGTCCAGTTTCTAACTTATAAAGATCTATAGCTTTAGATGCTAAAGCAACATCATCAGGATTATTATAAATCCAATCTTGTATTTGAGTAGGTTGGTCTTCAGCCCATTTATGAAAGTTATCGTCACCTCTAATATCTTCAAAATCAGGATGTCGATCACGCAATGTAGTTTCAGCTTCTCGTTTCATTATTTCAGCTTCTCGTTGTTGAATAGCTGATAATTGTTCTCGTAGCTCTCCTACTTGCTGTTCACTTCTCATATGTGCTACAGTTTCTACTGTATCATACAAATCAGGATAATCTTCTTTAAACTTTTCTAAATCTTCAACAGATTTAGGAGCTTCATATTGAGGCTGCATTGATCTTGTTTCAGCCATCAATTCTTGTTCTCTTTGTTTAAATTGAGAAACCCTGTCATCATAATGTTTCTTTAAATCATCATAACGCTTTTTATAGTTAGTTCTCTTTCTTGGTTGTGCTTCTTCTTCAGGGGCCTCGTCTTGTTCGGGGGTAGCCTGTGGTGCAAAGAAAAGAGAATCAGCATCTCCTGATTTAGGCTTGTCTGGCGTATGCCAAGACTTTTTAGCATTATAAGGATTTGCTTCCTGTTCTTCTATATTTTCTACTACTTCTGACATATTGTTCTCCTTGTCGGGGCTTGAGTCTTTTTAGCAAGGTAGCCATACTAATTCATTCTGGCCTGAATAATTAGCTTGGGGCTTGTCTTTACTTCAAGGTAGCCGTTAAGTTAAAATGGTAAGGGGCCTATGCTAGGGGTAGCCTTACCTCACACTTGGCATTCTATTAGAGCCTATCATAACTTTACGAATTTCTTCGTCAGTTTTAGATTGGTAGTTTGTTGATTTAGAGTCTTCTAACTCTTCATCTTCTACTACTCCTCCAAATGCCATTGGTTTAAGTTGATAGCCACCGTCATAAGCTCGTTCAGCATCATCCATCATAGTTTGTAGATTATCTGCGCCTATAGCATCGGTAGCTTTCCTCGTCATAACAAACTCTCCATCTGACAATCGTGCAGGTATTGAGTCTGATACTCCAGTTCCGGGGCCTTCTACTTCTCCAGCTCCAGAAAACTCAGAAGCAGTTCCAATTAGTTTGTCAAATATAACACTAAGTTGTGGATCTGCTTCTAATGAGTTCATTAAATATGTTTGTTCTTCTGGATTTAATGATTCATCCAGAATAAAATCTATGTATTGATCTTCCATTTCATTATCTGGAAGTTGAGATGCTTCTGCTGCTGCCATCTCTTCAGGTGGTATATTAGGGTATGTATCTACTGGCATATCCTGTTCTTCTGGCATACCACCTTCTGCTAAATTTCTTTTAGAATGTTTTTCAGCAGCCGCATCTAATTGTTTTTGAAGTTTTTCATTATCTTCTCTTACTTTCTGCGCTCTTGCCCAATCCTGTTTAGGAGTTGCTTTTTGTTTTGAGAGAGCATCTTTATCATAAGATATTTGATTTGGATCTCTCTTAGGTACATATATTCGACCACCTTCTACAGTATCTATTACAGTTCCTTCAGCATATCCTTCTCTAGGAACCATTAAAGATCCACCAGCCTTTTTAGATCTTTTTTCTTCAGGTGGATTAAATACTGTTACAGAAACAGCAGGTGTAGTCATCAAACTTTCTTTATGCATCTTGTCTCTCCATTGATTCTTTAACCTGCTCCTTCAACGAGGCGAGGTGTGCCAGCAAACGCATCTTCCCCTGACTGCGGAACATTTCCTGTTCCAATGTTGCCCCCACCAGTACCTGTGTCTCCAAGGTCTGTAGGTTGTTGAGGTGTTCCTTCAGGGCCTCCCATACCTCCGGGTTGTTGACCACCGGGGCCAGCTTCCGGGCCAGTTGCTTGTCCAGCATTTTGCATTCCTATTATCTGTGCCATCAATGCAGCTTCATCAGGATCATTCATTAGTTCATCAGGATCTAATTCCAGACTGTAAGCCAGTTCACTAATAAGCTTATTTATTTTAACGAAGGGAGCTACAGCAGGATTCTGTACAGTTTGTAAGAATGTAGTGAGCCTTTGACTTCGTACCTCTTTTTGCATAAGGCTATTAGTGCCTGTAGCTTTTACTTCTAGATCTCCTTTTACTTCTAGTTTACCTTCAAGGAATTGCATATTCCATTGGAAGTATGCTTCTCCTAAAGGTTTAAGAAGAAAATCATCTAAGTTCTTTATCACTGTTTTAATATTAAGTGATGCTGCTCCTAGTAGCATAGACATACCAGAAGCAGTTCTTGTCATGCTTTGTACACCTGTTTGACCGTGACTGTAGCTAGGAATGCCTGTTTGTTCATCTGCTAGTTGTCTAAACTTGTCAAACATCATCATATTTTCTTGTGATGTATTAGGAAACTTTAAACCATTAATAGCTGTTCCGGGCATACCAGCTTGTCTTCTGAATACTTTACCCGGATATATTTCCATGCTTTGACCACCTACCAAAGAAGTTTCATCTACATCAAAGACTAGTGATCCAGATAGTGCAAGATTATCAATAGCCATTCTAGCATGACCATTCATAATCTTTTGACTATCATCCATATTTTCTGCTACGCCTATACCAAAAAAGCTATAGGGATTCCTTTCGTAAGGAAAAGAATGATAAGGTACTCTAAAGGGAGTAAAAGGATTGACTACTGCTCGTAGTAGATTACCATTACACATCCAAGCATTGACTTGAACTTCATCTAGGTCATCTACTTCTTCTGGCAAATCCATTCCAACTTGACGAGCATATTCTGCATCCATTACTCCCCAATACTCTAG